GTATTCTTGTCCAAGATAATACTGCTTTAAAAGTTCAGAAATTAGTGGATAATCCTCCCTTACATAAGCAGGAAGTTGATTAGATACGATAGTGTTAAACTGTACTCTAGTTTCTGACATTTTTATGATTTTATCTTCTATTAGTTGGTATTAGTATTAGTATCCAGATCCACCGGAGGACCCTCCAGAAGAACCTGTAGAACCTGTTGAACCTGTTGAACCTGTCGATGCACCACTGGTGGAAATAGTCGTTCCTCCTGTAACTCCTGAGGTTTGTGTCGTAACTCTAGATCCACCTCCAGATGTTACAACTGCCGTATCTGGTCCACCAGAACGGACTAATTTTCCATTCGAATAACTGGAAGATACAATATATGTGGAAGAAGAAGGATCTAATCCAGACGAAACATCATCAACAACAGGTTCAAACAAACTGCTACTAGTATCTAGTTGCAAATAAAGATCCTGTAATCCGATAACATCATTTGAATGTGGTATTGCAGAAAGTTCTAAAATTGGTTGGCCATCTTTTATTTTTGCTCCCGTTATATTCACTGGATTTATTGTTATAACTCCACTTTCATAGTTAATGAATCCAACATTTCTTCTTACTATGAAAGGTGATTGTGATCCTGGAGTTGGTAAAGTGAAGAAGAAAAGAGTTCCAGTTCTTCTATTTGTATCTGGAATATCTGAAATATATACAACTTGTTCAATTCCAGCAACAGTAAATCCACTTGATTTTATATTATAACCATTCATGGACTTAATATGGAATTTATTTCCGAATCCAATTTGATATTCTACAAATGTGTCTAAAGTTAATCTTAAATCTCTTCTTATTGAAATGGTAGTGATATTTGAAGTTATTGAATCATTACTATCGTCAATTAACTTAAGTAATTTACTATATTTTAATCTAGCACCATACTTATTTAATTCAGTTGATTCTGCATACATATTGACATTATTTTGGACAACACTAGAAACAAAAGTTGCTGAAGGAGCTAGATTAGTATTATAGTAAATTTTACTAATAACCTCTACATACAAATACTTAAGATCAAGTAACTCTGGAACAATTCCGGCAACTGAATACTTTTTTAATTTTTTCTTGATATTTTCTTTAATTAGATTTGGAATAAAATCACCAAATCTTGGTTTGATACTGATAAACACTTTCCCATATTGAGGAGGAACTAACTCTTCTCCACCAAAAACAGAAATAGATTCGGTTTCTGGATAGATTTGTGTGGGAATTAACGATTCGTAGTCATTTGCAGTTAATGCTCTGTTTTGAGAGGCATAAATTCTTGGTGCAAACTTTTTAATAGACTCAACACCTTCAATTTCTTCTCCACCTCTAGCACTAAGTCCAGTTGTCAATAGAGAAATTCCAGATGTAACAACATACTCTTGATTGTTTCTAGAATAAACTAATCTTCCCGAAAAACTAAATTGTCCAACTCCATTTGCAGAATCACCATTTGATGCAATATAGTCTGCAGTGATATAATTATTATCTTCAAGTTTTTTACCAAAAAGTCCATCACCAAATATTAACTCATATCTTTCATCATCTGCTTCTTGTAGATAGTAAACAGTTGAATTAGGATTTACTTCAAATAAACTATCTTGACGTGAATACTTTACACTTCTAGATGAAGTTTGATTTGGTCTAACAGTTATAGACAATAATTCAGTGTCAATTCCAACATTATCTAACAAAAATTTAAAATTTGGGTTTCTTGCACTATAAGTGAAGTTAGCCGTTAGAAAATTACCCTCATAAATTGCAATATTATTAAATTCTGCAATTCCGTCACTTACAGGAACTGTAGTATCCTCTAAAATAGAAAATACAAACGAAGAATTTCCAAATCCACCCTGTGAAGTTGCTACAGGACCCTTTTTAAGGGTAAGAGTTGATGGAGATGGACTCACATTACTAGTATTAACAAAAAATGTAATTACTCCAGTTGCTGCTTTCCTTGATTTTGGTAAATATCCAATATTTCTTGCTAAAGATACGACATTTTCTCTTAATGTCGCACTATCGATGAATACTTCATTCGCAACCATGTTTGCGTTGTATGAAGTGATATAGGTGTTATATGCCAGAACATCAAGTATTGATGAAAGGTTAGAACCCTCAAAATCATAATCCGTAAAATTGGAGTTTTCCTTTAAATATTCTTTAAGTGTTGTTTTAACCTGGTTGAAGTCCAGATTAGTAAAATTAGCTAATGGCATTGTTTACCTTGTTGATTGCAAGACGAATTGTAATTCTTGTGGAGGAACGTCTGCTCCTATAATTTCATAAATGATAGTTACATTAAATTCATTCTGATCAAAGTTAGGTTCTACGTTAACTTCTCTAACCTTTACTCTTGGTTCATATCTTCGAAGTGAACTTTTGATTTCACTTCTTATAATATTGGCAGAAATATCATTTATATTTTCAAAAAGTGCCTGACTAATTTGAGATCCAAAATTTTCATCAAAAAATTTCTCTCCAGGAACAGTAAAAACAATATTTCTTACTGATCGAGCAATTGCAGACTCATTTTTAAGCGCTATAATATCACTTGTCAGAGGATGTTTCTGAAAAGTCATACTTACGTCTTTAAAACCTTGACTAACGCGCTCTAAAGGCACAAAAATTACAGCAATTATAACTTATTTATCAGAGTATTTTATTATTTTTATTCATAAAGTGGTTCTGGATTACTCTCACTCTCAAAAAATTCAGTTTCTTTAATAGAATCTCTCTTTTTAGGGGTTAAATCGTCGTTTGAGATTTCACGAAGCATTTTCTGATGCTGATGATTACCTAAATTGTCTAAAAAATCGTGCTCAGTACTCATTTTTTTCTTTTTTTAGTATTTATTGTGGATCAAGGGTATCATCTTCCCGTGATTTATGCATATCTTCTATCTTTTCTTCTTCAATTTTACGTTCTTTTGACGTTTTCCAGAAATATTCATCTTCACGACCCATTCCAAGACGTTCAAAACCGTTTTCAACTTGATAATATTGTGTTGAAACCTTAAAATCAGGCATCTTTGGTTCAACAGGTGTCAAACTATTATCATAGATACGCATTCTATTATTAGGATACAATGCATACTGTCCATTCTCCAATTCAATTAGATTATGTGACTTATGTTCTGCAGGATTCTCACTTGTTGCATAGTCTACTACCTCAGGATCTTGATGATAATTGTCTATCGTGCAAATATAAGTTCCTTTCTGGTTACCAAAGTCTCTTGTATACAATTCATAGTCCATACTACCAATAAATTGCTTTGTAACTGCTACAACACCATAATCCATACAGTTCCAGAACTGTAGATTAGGAAGGTCCATATCGGGGCTAGGAACCTCTGGAGCAGACACAAACGCACTAATAGGTAGTTTATCATACATTGCCGCATATTCCGGCAAATACGTCTCAAAATAAAAAGTGCGCCCAGGTATCGATTTACACGATACCCAGACGCCTTTAACAAATTCACCATGACCAAATTGATGGTCGGTGAGATATTCTTTTCTTACCCATACCTCCACTGAGGGGAGGTTACAAATTAAAGCAGCCATTATGTATTAATGTAACTACCTCTATTTAACGCCCTTGACCACGATATCTTTTCTTTGCTTTATTACGAGAAGTCGCAGACATAAGAGTATTCTGTGATTTTCCTTGACGAGTTTTTTTCGGTTTTGCAGGAATATAATTCCCACCACTCATAATTGCCATAATTTACCTCTTAAATAACACGAGTCTTTTCATGACCCACACGAATACGAGGATCACACCAAATCTCAAATCCTTCTTCCTTTGCATCTAAACAGAATGAGACATCCTCACCACACATGTCCTGTACATTCCCACTCTCAAAAACTTGCATCTTAGGTGCAAACCATGGATATTCTAGATTCTCAAAAACACCCTTCTTGATTAATACCCATCCAAATCCTGTATAATCAACAGTAAATGGTTTGCGTCGTTTGGAAATTGATTCGACAGTTTCGTGATTCATCACTCCACCATTCTTACGGAAATCATCCTCTTCTAACCAATGTGCGACAGATGTTGTGACACCATCTTCAGTGGCATACCATCCACCAACGATCTCCTTCTCCTCACCTTCTTCTGGAATTGCCATATCACACAACTGCCAGAACTTGTTAGTGTCAAATACAATGTCACTATCAATCCATAACTGATAATCATACTCTAACTTACCATCCCATGGAATCTGCTTAGGTCCACGTAATACATTTGCTCCCAAACACTTACATCGTGCAAAGTTAACCATAGATGAGTAGTCTTGACTAATCTGAATACTCATCCCATTCTGTACCATATCAAAGCACAGTTGCACAAAGTTCTTCAGAAATGTAAATGAACACCCTCTACCTGGTAGACAAAATACAATCGTCTTACCTTTCATCCTTGCTTTGATTGCTGCAATGTCCCACTCTTCCACTTTCTTTGGTCTTGGGGCGTTTGCTTTAACAGTAAATCCTTTTGCCATGTTTTTGAATAACCTTCAGTTCAATTCTATCAGTATATGTATGAAATGTCAATAAGAATGTTCGTGACCACCCATGGGGGTTTTTACTAACTCCTCATATGACAAATCCTCAAGTTGATAATCAGTTTGCATTAAACCAACCATCCCCTTGAGGGTCTCCCATGTCTTATTAAATTGTTTCTCATTTAAATTGTTATACAAACAATCCCCCTTTGCATAGATGTGATAAACCTTTTCCATAGATTTTTTTTACCCGGAATTTTTTTTAGGAATATGAATTTGTCTTTCGCATTATATATCAAGGTCGATCTGTCACCTCTGTAGGTTAGGGTAGTATGACGTTTTTATATAAGGGCGCATAAACCAACGGAACTGTCATATCAACCTGATCATAACACGGAGACTCACTGATGTCAACCCCCGTGCTGTTAAGTAAAGAGAAATCAGAGACCGGCAAGGCGGTCGCGTGCTGCTGCGATTCGGTCTGCCTTTGCCTGAGCAGCAAACCGACGCTTTACGGAATCCAGGTCGCTGACCATCTGCTTTCCAATACCACCGACGGCGTTGAGCGTTATGCCGCCGCAGCAGCGATCACCAGAACCCTGAGAGCGACCACGAGAGGTCAGATCGTGATCACCGTCGCCGGTCCTGATGGTTTGAACGCCGCCGCTAGTGCCATGGGACTGACTGCCACGAACTCCAAAGGTCTCACCCTTGCGGGGTCCACGTCGCTTGAGTCGAGTGAAGGTGTACTGCATCGGGTTGCGTTCCTTTGACTCTTATAGAATACAGCAGAGCGACCCCGAATCAACCGCTACTAGACCAGTTCGCTGACTGGCACAAATTCTCTATACTTTATCACCACCGGACAGGATTACTCAGGTCCTCTACGTAACTATCAATCACCTTCTCATTTCCCTCCATTTCAAAGAGAGTCTCCCAATCAATGTTATGCGGGTTGAAGTCTTCTA